AAGAGAGTGTATCGCTGACCAAGAGTCGTAGACGAAGAATCAAAGAGTGGCTCCATTCTATGTTAATACTACTGAGAAAGAAGTTAGATAGTTTCCGTTTTGTATATACAAATGTCTGCGGATCCGTTTCAAAACTCAACTACGGTCAAAAATATTCTGCAACATATAATTTCACCAAAGGTCATTGGCGACGGTGGGTCCGGATACATTGTCAGGACCGATTTGGTACACATTCATAACCTTATTTTCGCAAGCGGGACCGCCACAGAGGACGGAACAACGTCGCATCCATACGCGACCCAATGCGGAACAGCAACTATCCTAAACGGAACAGCTGCTACTACGGTATATCATTCTCGTATAACTGCGAATAGCGTGATTATGATGTCTGTTCAAAGTGGGTCCACTACATATTCTACAAGAGTCACTCCAAATCTAGGGTCGTTCACGATAACGATGTCTAGTTCTGTGCCTACAGCCACAACTGTTGGGTGGTTTATTGCGAGGTTTTGAGTTTTGTCACGATTTTGTGTAGACTCAACACTGATACCTTTGACAATTCTGAAACTGTCTTCATATGTGACTTGCTGGAAAGACCCATTACGTGTGCTACGACTCCAGCCACAATCGTCTTTGGAGTATGCTCTAACTCTCCGTCGGCGGATTCATACAGAGAACATAACATATCCATAACTTTCTGTCGCTGTGTATCATTCATTCCAATATCAGATACAAGTCTCTCTGCGATTCCAAACTGAGTATCCAATACTGTGTTTTCAGTTTGCGTGAATCGTCCAATGGCCTTACACAATGTCCGAATATTCACTTGAAACATCTTTGCGATTTCTTCATGCGTCCTTGATGCGTTCTGGTTTCTGCAAGCCACAAATACGGCGGCACCCATACATGCTCGTCTTGTATCCCCTCTGACCTTTTGAGCATCTTCCATCTGCTTATACAGGCCACACGCATCCTGAATCACCGACTTTGGCAGGCCAGCGTGCGTACATGGAAGCTGAATCGCATCAAATATACCCATCCATGATCTCTCGCTGTTTGCAAAGAGAGACCAGCATGTGAGACGCTGGACATTCTTCAATTCCTTGTTGTTAGAAGCAATCCCGCGATGCGACATGACAGAGCCATACGAAGAAGCGGGAAGTAAATCGGACGTCGCAAATCCAGTTCGGCACTGATCATCGCCCTTTCCATCTTCATAATTTCTCCATTCTGCTCCTTCGTCAATCACAGTGTCCAGTATGATACCGCAATCTGTGCATACATATTGTCCCTCATCAATCGTTATGGAATGCTTGCACTCCATTCTTGCAACGTCAACGTATCCTTTTACGAGTCCGTTTTTGATGCTGGGAAACGCAACGATAAATCCAAAATGGATCCGACTGTGGGAACCATCTTTTTGAAAGGAGTGTCCATATACTTCTCATATGTGTATTTGAGCTTCTCGCCAAGATCGTTCATGAAGAGGAAAATAGCATAAATGAAGAACATTCCGCTAGTGTAAGTATCCACGAAAGCAGCCATATGATGCCGCACGGGGAAGATGGGCGCTGACGTGTTGATTGTAAACACCGTCCAGAATGCGATGAGAGCTAGAAGGGATACTTCTACTGCGATATCAAACAACTGGAAAGCATCGGACTTCTTCTTCCAACTATCGTCAAATTCATCAAATAGGTAATGAAATACGAACGACACGACTCCGCCTAAAAAAGCGTAAAATATGGATAGGAGTGCGATGTTCAAGCTGAGGTTTTGAATATCGCTCGCATAGAGTTTGTGAGGGAACACGTTTTCTGCATACACGACCATTTATTTAATCTGTGACTTTTAATATCATCACACCTCCACCTATCATTGCGATGGCAATATAGTCGTGAACATGCAGAACTTCCTTGAACATCATTACACCGACAATAGTAGTTGCTAGCACAGACAGGCCAGACCATAAAGCATTCGTCATCGCCATACCTGTGTTGTGATACGTCTGGCACAACAAGTATCCTACAATCGTATAAAAAAGCATTCCGGCCAAAAAGAATCTAGAATCGTCCAGGCTCTTTTTGAAGCAGGACATTGCAAGAGTTTCGGACATGACGATCAGTAGGACGTAAAATACTACATGTGGAATTCCTGCCATTTATCTTTCATTAGGTAAAAACGCCAGCGTCGTAGGATCGTAGACTTGTGGACGATAATTCGTAGTCAGGATCGGCCTGCCTCCGTCCCGTGTTTTCACAGGTTTCATCCACGAAATAAACAGATGCTTGTTATCTACGATCCAAACCCAGTATCCTGCTTTTGTGAATTCTCGCACCAGAAACTCAAATGCGTCTTTGAGTGCGAATAACGGGTATCCAAACACATACGTCGGAACATCGTAAAGAATATACGGAGCATTCGGCTGATGAATTGCCTGCTGACGTATTTTCGCTTGAATTTGTGCAATCACAGGTGTCATTGCCGCCATTCTGTTTTCACGCCGTTCCTCCTGTTCTCTCCATAAATCATTCGCTTTCAGCATCTCTGATAAGTATCACTAAAAGAATGCGACTACCGTTTCGCACACTGGCTTTGGCTGGTGGAGGTATGAAAGGTGTTTTACATATTGGCGCATTACGAGAATTGGAAAAACGACAACCGCTCATATTTCCAGATGGAGTCTATGGGTCTTCTGTCGGCTCCATCATTGGAACATACGTAGCATTCGGGATTCCGCTGGACAAAGCTCCGGCTCTCATTAAATCCCACATGTCCATAAACTCCATTTTTCCACCGCTTCAAGTGAACTCCATCGCAAATGCGTTTACGACAAAAGGCGTTTGTGGTCTAGAACATTTAGAAAGTCAACTTTTGAAAGTTTTTGATGCAGGGGGTCTTGATATTCGGACTGCAAAAATATCCGATGCAAGAATGCCGCTGTATATCGTCGCATCAAACTTGACGACAGGAGTTCCGTCTCTTTTTTCTGGGAATGTCCCACTCTTAGACGCTTTAAAAGCATCGTGTTGTTTTCCAGGTGTATTTCGCCCGTATGAACTTTACGGAAATCTATACATTGATGGCGATATTCTAACACCATGTATTTCCTCCGTTTTACCACGCATAGATTCAGAGACTCTGATTTTGGGACTTAAAAAACTGAGGAAGTATAAGCTTACACCTCGTCAGGTTGAATCTATGTCTCCATTTGATTACATACGTGAGATTCACACACTGGGATTAAGAATGGCTCAAAAGTTTCATATGAATGACCAAACGTTGTTGCTGCAGTATCCGAATCTAGAAAGCAGTTCCGACATATCGGGTATGGATTTGGACGATATGTTAAGCAGTGCCGGAAGACAACTTGCTGGGTTTCTCAACTCCAACGGAACTCACAAGGAAAGCACGTAAAGAGTCTTTTGTGGGAGGAGACTTCATAATACTTTCGCCATCCGCAGTGACGATTACAAATGTAGGATACCCTGCAACATTATGCTTCTTCAGAAGTTCAGGGTTTGAATCACCGTCGTATTCTTCTAAAACTACAGTCTGACCTCCGTATGTCATTGGATGAACCTTAAGATCGTTTTTAAATGCGTCCCACTGTGGTCTTGCTTTCTTTGACCAAGGACACCACGTGCTGAAGAAGAATATGAATCTCGGATTGGCGGGAGCAGATGCTCCTGAAACAGTGGCTGCAAGAGTCCACGCAGGAACGAATGAGCTCAACATGACTGTGTATGCTATGACCGCGAACGCCACATACCCAAGTGCGACGAATACAGATTCAAACTCCATCTTTACGAAAAGAGGGGTATAAAACTTTGGCGTTTATCCGTTCCTTTGTAAACCAATCACGATACGCCCTCGCTGAAGTTGTTGCAGGGTTCGTGATCATAATCCAAGCAATTTCGTGTGTCTGTCTCTCGGGCTCATACGGTTTCGGAACAATCTTAATCCATTGTCCATTATGTCTTACGACGTCCATTGGTATATGAACGCTGACTGTCTTAAACTAGTTACACGCGGGGGAACCCGACGAGGTTGGCACCAATACCGAATCCAGCACCGGAGCGGGCGGAGGCACCGACGCTGGGGGCATAGATATCAAGAATGGCGAAGGTTGCAAGCGCAACGAGCGCAATCATACCGACTTCCTGGAGCTTCAGGATCTTGCCGGGGAGGAGGTAGGCAGCCACTGCAACGGCTAGACCCTCCAGCGCATACTTCACAAACCGGGTGAGCAGATCGCTCAAATCAATACTAGGAGCAGCGGTCTTTTGTTCAGGCATTTTATAGTTTTGGCTAGAGAAATTATTCGTTTAATATCTGGTTTTCATAGAATTGGTTGTCTATAAACAAATGCCCCGCGAAACCCTTCCAGTCCACGAAGACGATGGTATGCCGATTGATTATCTGGAGGAGGATCCCGAGGTCCCGACCCAGCGTTACTGCATTATTTCCTTCATTTCTCCCGAGAAGGTTCTGAAGCAGAAGGCTGAGTTTTACAACGAGAAGTTCGTAGAGTGGCTGGAGTATGATTGGAAGATTAAGGGATTTGAGAAGTACAACGCGTTTATTGCTCAGAAGTACAGCCTGAAGGTTGAGGATCTGTTCAAGGACACCGAGGAGTTCACCAAGGTTCACAACGAGGACATCAAGAACACGGACATTCACGAGAAGCACCAGGTTTTTATGCTAAAGAATGAGAAGGAGCTGGAAGCGCTTTTTACTGAGAAGGTTCAGTTCCAGACGAATGTTCGTGGCGTGAAGGTGCGTCGTATTTTTGCAGATCTTCAGGAGGCGCAGACGTATGCGAAGGTTCTGCAGCGCCGTTACCCTCGCGACAATCTCTATGTCGGAAAGGTCGGTGCGTGGCTCCCTTGGGATCCATCAGAGCACATGATGCCAGAGGTTGAGTATGCCGAGAAGGAGCTGAACGAGCTGATGCGTAAGTACAAGGAGAACGAGGTGAACAAGGAGATCTTCTTTGAGGAGGAGAAGAACGAGAAGATCAAGAAGCAGCGTGAGGAGAATGCGGCCCGCAAGAAGAAGGCGCTGGAGGACAAGGAAGCTGAGTCTGCACAGTCCGACACGCAGCTGCTTCAGGATAGTATTGAGACGCCAGTGCATCCAGCGGAGGGCGGTGTGCGCGACCTATAAAAAACATCGTGAATGAATAACAATGGCTGGGGTATTACAGCACCCAGCAGATGAAGATTATGCCGGAAACATTTCAACAATCGCAGGTCAAGATACTTATCACGATTTTTGGGATGCACGCGGCAACGCAAGTATTATGAAAAACGATACTGCAGCCAGAGAAACGGTTCGTAATATCATCAACGCAAATTTAATTTCGTTACCTGGGTTTCAAGATTTAAGAATAAATCCGGGAGGAAGTGATTATGAACGAACGGTTATTCGGCATTATGAAGAAACTTTGAGAAAATACCTAAGTTCTGGAAGACGAACGCAACTTACATATGCTGACATATTGTCTGGAAATACAAAAGAAGTAACAAAGGGGTTTGGCGCAGGAGGCGATATTTTGGAAATTGTTCCTAGCGACGATATGCCGTTTTCAAGACTGAATGAATCTCAAAGGAATTTTATTGGCAATTTTGTTCTTAATTACATTAAGCCCGGGGCTAGTTCTATTCAAGGAAAAGACTTTTCAATAACGATGGATGCTGGACCAGACATACCTCGTAAAATATTTAAGAATATTGAAGTGACGAACATGATTTTCCCACAGAACGTGGCTGATTCCGCCGTAAATACATTCAAAGCTTTAAAAAAGACTGATTACGTTTTTCCAGTATATACCGACGTAGACAGTAATCTTTTTTCAAACGGGTTTGCTACATTTAATTTTCAAAACCGAGGATTCAGTAAGAAAAACCCATACGGATTTTCTATTATTATGAAGAGTGTCGGCAGAGAACCAATTGGTTTGAAGTTTGGACCTGATCAACGAACTGGGCCGTCTGTGAATTACTTGGTGGATTGTTTGTTGAATGGTGTTGCAAACGCCAGTGGTGAGAGCGGTGCTTTAAATCTAGACCCTCTCAAGTTCCTTGATAGTGATGTAGCTAAACGAAGTGCAATTATGCTTGATTTGAAACGTATGGGAGATTATGAGCAGGTGAACGCCAGTCTAACACGACCTGACTGTATATTTTCCACGATTGATCTTCTGTGTGCGTTGTACGCTCGCATGAACCAAAAGCCATGTGTATGGAGTGCTGCTGGAAAGATTGAAGTGTTTCGGTTCAATAATATTGCGTCACAAGACCCGAAAGAAATGTTTTATAGAGACCAAGTTGCTTTAGCGGATGAATTAAGTGTCCGTATTGGATCTATTTTAGACCTTTGGCCAATTAGTCAGCAAATTACAACTCTTTCCTCCAAGTTTGAGAATGGAAAGCGTGGGGTTTTTAATTCGCACAATTCACCTAGCGATTTCATAGATGCGTGCATTAACCGTCCAGCAGCAATGAAGACATATTTGTTTGGAGACAAATCTCCAATACTTTTACAACCTGCACACTTACATTTGGCCGACGCATTGACAACAGTTGTGATGCGAGCACAGTTTGATGGTGCTCAAAAATATTTGAGCCGTGTTTCTGCGGATATAGGGAAGATTATGACTCAAGTCAATTCGACAATTCAAGACGGGGTTATGCGTGCGTTGACATCTTTTTCAAGCTCTTCGTATGCGACTATACCGCCTGAATTTCAGATTACCGAAGGCCCTAATTTTGAAATCATGATGGGAGCAACCAGTTTTACAGGATTGTTAAATACATTGAACACGATATTACAGAGTGGCCAAGATTTCTTGAAATTGAATTGGACAGATAAACAACTTCAGACCGGAGAACTCTTTAGAAACAATGCGCTTATACGAGGAGCATCTGTATCAACGCTCAATATCTCACACAAACTTCTAGCGGAATTTAACAATTCTATTGTTCAATTGTTGGGAGTCATTACATCGGCACGAGGATCTGTTCGCAATTCAAGATTGGACAAGGCATATTTTGCCATCAGCAACTATTCTGAAAAAAGGAATGAGTTGTTGAAAGCATTTTATGTTGATCCGACGGAGTATGCAAGGTTAGAGAGACTATTGGATATTCCAAACGGTCTTACGACGCTGGACGAGATGGTAACTGCAGTAACGAATATGATTCTGAGCGCATCTTCTGAAATTCTATCAAACCCGGCTTCTATACCCAGCACCATGCAAACTGAGGGCGGAGGCGAAATGGTAGGAGGTGATGCAGTTCGTGTGTTACAAACTCTTGACCTGTCAGATTTGTTCCTTGATATTTGTGGAATGGCCAGTGCGTTTGTAAATTCCGCAATATCGGAGATGCATGGGTCAGGGGCAGTTCCTGATATTGCAACGTTGATGAGAACGTTTTGGCCAACTAAAACAGTTGCAGACCCTACACTAAAATCTGTGCGACAAATGGTTACCGATATTCAATATCACTGGGAAAGTGGACTTCGTGAAATAATAGATAATTCTGTGGACATGTATGGAGGACGATATGTTAATAGTATCGTTGAAACAGTAATAACAATTTTGCTTTCTTACTCTACACTTGAAAATGGTTCAACGGGTTCTGAGATGTTCTTTGACTCAAATATATTTGAACGTCGCGATATACGAGAAATTCAATATTTTCATCAATTACTGAATTGGTGGGCTGCAGATTTGACAACAACTGGATTGCCCGTTGAAATAAAAATACTGTTCGCTCTGGCGTCTTTGGATGCTAAAATATTGGGACTCACACAAGCCGATCATCATTTGAGTGAATCGAGACCTAAAAAGATTGAGATATCGTCTCCAGAACAATGGAACACGTTGCCTGTGCTGATACAGGAACAGTTAATAAAGGTTGATACGGCACTAGCAGGCCCTGCGCCGTGGTTGTCTCGCCGAGGTGGAAATGGACGGACATACCGCAATCACCACAATAATCGCAAGACGTTTCGTAAGAAACATTAATTCACTTTCTTCACGTTCACCCAAGGACTTGCGTTTTTCTTTTGGACGGATCCTGCAGTATACTCATCCTGTGCCAACATCGCACTTGAGAACGGCTTGTTATCCACCCATAAAGAATCATCGCATAATTTGAACGGCGGATGGTCAGATGCTTTATACCAAAACACCTGATCTTCCAATTTATTGGACTGAATACCGTTACAAATGACTAAACACTCATAGTGCTCAGTGCATTGATCCATGAACTGACAGAACATCTCAAATGTCGGAAACATACCAGCATAATTATCGTAAATACGACGACGATTACTTGTGATTGTTTCACGAAGAATGAAGATGAAATCCACGTTCGTGCGAAGATTTGGCGTGATGCCGAGAGGATACTGCATCGTAATAATCGTCATCAAATCAACGTGACGGCCGTTCATGAACACGTACCGAGTTGATTCTTCCTTGATCCATGAAGCATCGTACAAACAATCGTCCAAAATCAAAAAGGCACGAGGATCTACAGATGAATTTCCACCATGAGACTTTTTATCGTTATTGCGCGACGTCTTTACACCAAGCTGACGCTTAATGACATTTGTAACAATGGATGGAGCATACTTATCGTGAATCAGTTTAGAGGGCACCATATGCTGAAAAAACTCATTCGCAACTTCCGTTCCAGAAATCACAGTTCCTATTGGAAAACATTCGTGAGTGTTTGCGAGAATATCACGAACCAAGAATGACTTTCCAGTATCTTTCTTTCCAATAACAACTATCATTGGAGATTTTCGAGAATCAATCTCACAACGGTCTTGTAACATTCCTATGTTGAATTTCTTGATGTTGAAATTCATATTACAACTATGCGTGAATATTTTGGTTTCCGTTTATACCCGCTGAATAAGAAATGGGAAAGCGCAGGACACCATCGGGAGAACTTAAAAGTGTTCCGATTCCAGCACAAGTCCACAAGTATCGTGAAATGCAGAAGATTCGGGACACCGCTAGCACTCATTGGAATGTTGACCATCTTCAGCCTTTTTTTCCATCATTGGAAGTTCTGTTCAAAACAGACAACTTAGAAAAGGTGAAGGATCACGGTCTGAAATTAGATGAACAGATGGAATCCATCGTGTCTGAAGATAAAGTATTGACATCAACAGGTGAAAAAGAAGTTCACATAAAACAGGCTGTTATTGTGAACCCATTCAAATGGATGCGAGGAGATTACGGAACTGCGATGGGGCTTTCAACGACCCGTACCAGCGCAGTGTCTCTTATGGAGAAGATCCAGTCTCCTCACAACGCTGCCTATGTCGGAAGTCTGTTCGCATCTATACTGTCCCAGACGGGATGTATACATTTTCCGAAAGTGTACGGCGTCTTCTCTGGAATTGCAAAGAAACATACCTTTAACATTTCAGACGATTACGAGGACCTTTCAAAACGTCCGTGGTTCTCCAAAAATATCGGGACGTATTTCCAACTTACATTGGCCGATCATGTTTCGCAGCATACCGAGTTTCAGCACACACGGTCTCGTCGCATGGAGATGGATATCGCAGACACGGAAGCAGACTTAGGCGACGTACAAGAATTGGAAGGTATTGATCCACAAGGCACTGTTGCGCTTCCAGACATGAAGCGAGTGTTTGAAGATGACACGATTGAACAGGATAACGAATCCGATAGTTCTTCTGTCTCTACTTCTTACGTGTTTGAAATCCGGTCATGCGGTTGTTCGGAGGCAAGTGAGTATGACGAGGATGAGGATTGCGACGACGAGTTTGCGTCGGCCACGTTATCAAATGTTCCGGTTCAACTCACTGTGATGGAGAAATGCGAGGGAACGCTTTTTGAGTTGATGTGTCTAGAGACAGACACCGCGAAGCACATCGCATGGCTGACACAGGTTCTAGCTGCTCTTTCATTTGCTCAAAAGACCATCGGATTCACGCATAACGATCTTCACTCTAACAATGTCATGTATACGAAGACTGAAAAGACACATGTGTGGTATAAAGTGGATGGTCGCACAATGAAGGTTCCTACATATGGATACTTGATCAAGATCATAGACTTTGAGCGTGGTGTGGGATCCATTAAGTTGGTTGGAATGAAGCAGCCAAAGGTCTTTATGAGCGACCAGTTCGCAATGGACGAAGATGCAAGTGGACAGTATAATTCAGAGCCATTTTATGAACCGAAACACGATACAATCAAGCCGAATCCGTCATTTGATTGTGTGCGTCTAGCCACTGCTATGTTCTGGGACCTATTTCCAGAAGGACCTGAGTGTAAAGAGTATACTTCAAATCCAATCTTCAAGACAATTGTTCGTTGGATGACACTGGAGGACGGAAGCTCGGTGTTATTCGGAAAGAAAGATTCGGCACATGAGCGATACCATGGATTTCATCTTTACAAGGCGATTGCGCGATACTGTAAAGATACTGCAGTTCCTCGTAAAGAACTAGCAGGACTACTTGAGGTATTTGGAACAACCGAATCGCAATCTGTAGAATATGATATCGTATTGATGTAGTGCGGAATAGAATGATATTTTTTCAATATGGCTGAAAGTAAATGACCGATACTGATTTTGCAAAGACGCATCTGCGGGATCATCTTGCTACGTTACTGATTCCTCCAGTGTCTGAAGGTTTTTGGAGTATTCACAAGACGTCAAAGGAGCTATGTGAACGCAACGGTCAGGCTGACCAAATCCTTAGGACATTCCAAAATATGCTCACCAAGATCCCTGAATGGACAGATTCTACGCTACAGACCGAGGTGGACCGTATCGTGAAGACCACCAAGTGCACCTATTTGGACGATTTGGTCATGGGAGTGTTCATCGCTTACATGAAGTCTTTCACAAATCTACATTACCGCGGAACTGCTTCGCACGTAGATATTGATTTTGATCGGCCTACGATGGCCAAGTTTATTCACGAACTTTACGTTCAGTCCGCTCGCAAACTGTGGCAGGTCGCATACCTCTTCAAGACAGGCGGTATTTCTTCGGAACAGCAGGCTCGTAATCGTCAGGAGATTGATCAGCTGATTCTAGAACGTCTAGAGCACGTTATTCGGTCATTCTTGCCTTGGGAATCTATCGCCAAGCAGTTCTCTGAGACTCCTGCGCCTCCACCTTCTTCGTCTGGAAATCGTGTCACGTTTGATGATGAAGATAGTAGTGAAGAAGAGTATGAGGACAGCGACGTCGAGAGTGTTCCTCCTCCTCTGAATATGACAGAAGAATCTGCGTCTATTGATTTTGAGTCCTTGGACGCAAAGGAAGAAGAACCTGAGCCAGAAACTCCAGTAGATCCTATGAAAGAAATTGAGTCAAAGATTGATTCTTCACTCGTTCTAAATCTGTAAGTTTTCACTCACTAGCCCAATAAATGATGATCGTAATTGCTTCTATTGGCGTTGCGCTTGTTGCATTCATTCTTTATGCTCTAGAACGTAGATCTAAGCAAGAACCAATTGTGTGGGAAGACGCACTCAAGATATCTGTGTTTGGAGGACTCATTACTGCCGGAGTCGTATTTGCTTCTACTGCAGAACCCGTCGCACAAACAGTGGCGGCTGTTGTCGTGGACGCACAAGCTGCTCAAGATATGTTCGTCGGAACTCCCGCCTTCTAAATCGTCGAAAACGGAATTTAATAATTAGGAGAAAGGGTTGTACTTTTCAAACATACCAAACCGAAATGGACTCTAATACTGTTCAGTTTGTTGTGAATACTCTCTCCGCCCACTTTACGTTGAATACCGAGGACGCTATGCTGGTCGTTCAGAAGGCGGCTGCAATGTCCGTGCCTGCATATCAGAAGGCTGTGAGTCTTGTCCAAGATACGACTGCTAAGATTGAGGATATCAAGACCAAGGTTCGTGATGGAAAGATCCGTAAGGGCGTGGATGCGCCTACCAAGATCGCTGCGCTTGAGAAGAAGCTGGAAGATCAGAACGCAAAGGTCGCAGAACTGTTGAGTCGTGGCATCAAACAGACTCGTGCACCCAAGGTCGCTGCAGAGCAACCTGTTCAAGATCAGCCTGTTGCCGAGGCGCCCCCTGCAAAGCCCGCGAAGGCCAAGAAGGAAAAGGCACCTGTTGCCGAGAAGCGTATTCCTCGCATGTCCCAAACATTCACGAAGCATCTTGAAAATGCATTTGACACTGCAAAGATGGAAATGAAGAAGACCAGTCCTCAAGAGTTTGCAAAGTATGCGAACGAACTCACGCAGGACGACTTTGATGCTAAGACGCTCTTAGCACACATGCGTGATTATGTGACATCTATCGCTCGTCAGACTGCTCCTGCTGAAGCCCCTCCTGCCGATTCCGTCAACACCATATCATACGATGAGTTGGCGAGAGAGCGGTCTCTTCTCGTGGAAGCATACGGACCCGGGATTTACTGGCACACGGGTTCTAAGACATTCGTAACGGGTCCAATTGCGTCCGATGATGAAGATGTTACAGAGACGACAATGAACAATATTTCATACGTCGTTGGCGATACATCTAATCGCGTATATATGACCGACGGCGAGACGGATACATTTGTGGGCTTCCTCGGTATCGGAAAGTTCGCAAATATGATGGTTCCTAAGTAAAGTAAAAACAATCAAAAATCAAATACAATACGTTTTTCAACGACGACGACGGCGCCCACCCATCATTATAACAGGTCTAACAGGGACCCAATATACTTCTCCATTGAACGCGCTAATAACGAACAATAATGGAGCGAAAAACCAGAAAGTAGAAAATGGCATCAATGTTGCAGCTGCTCCCATCGCAACTCCGCCTAAATGATATGCTAGCGATATTGAGAAGAAATACAAGAACACCGATAAGGCTGTAGCCCCATTTGTCCACACATCGCCTATTAACGAGAGCACATACCCTGCAGGCGTCTTCGGAACATACGATGGCGCAGACACTGCAAATGTAGAACCGTCATATGTCGTTCGCGATGTTTGTTCTCCATTCACTCGGAAGCTGACAATCAGACTTTTTGTCTTCTGAGGCGCCGGATCTGTCACTCCTATATTCGCAGGACTTACATTAATGACCAACGTTTGTCCATCGGTCGATATTTGCGAACTGACTTGACTCTTTACGTCCACTCTGCTTCCAGAAATACTAGTGACGCTGGCGTCCCCATATGTGGCACTGATGATTTCAATCATTCTCCTTATGAAGAGAACACAACATTTCCTATTCCTCCCATAATTCTCAAAAAGTTATAAGATTGGACGTATGCCCGAACAGTGTATGTGTATTGATAGGTCTCACCTGTTGCAGATTTCTTGACGATCGTGACAATATCTTCAGGACCATACAGCGGTTTTCCGTCTGATCCAAGCGTATTAGGGTTCGTGATAACAAGCGGATTCTTTGATGTCGCTGTTGATTTCAAAACACAAATCGTCGTGTTTGCGGTACCATCCTGTATATCAGTGGCATAGGGCGGAGATACAAACGTGTTGCGAAGTAAAGTGCGATTAAACATCGATCCATTCAAATGCCCAGAGGGCTGGACTGCGTCATTGTTGAGCGCGAACGAATATTCGTAGATTCCAGAAAGAGGATTTCCAGTTTGATGGCGATACATTTGAATACCTGAAAAGAACAACGTCTCTTTCGGAGCAAATCGTTCCTTTCCATCCAGAATCAACGTAGATTCTAGCAATATATCGCGGCGGTTCACATTGTCCGGCTGAACCTGACCTGCCGTATACCACCCTAAAGTGTATGGAGTGATTGGAGACTTATTCGCATCCGCCCAATTTGTGTAATTATCGTGATCATTTTGAGTAATTCTGTCACTACGTTGAGCAACCCAAATAATTCGTGTGACCAAATTTTTCATTGTTAGCTCCAAATCATTGGACGGACCCTGTTGCCCTTCTGCTTGAACCATATCCACCTGTGAAATCAAAAAAGAGTGATCTGTCTTTGCAAGATACGCTAACTCTGTATCACTTACAAAAATATAATTGGCTTCTATGAACGGATTGAAATTCCACGACGACAAATACTGAATTGAATTTTTCGTTGGATTGTCGTAGAGAGGAGGAGAGAGGAAATGCGTCAAGTTAAATGTGGACACCGAAGTATCTGGAGCAATACGTGTCCCGAAATTGGCATTCGCAACAGGCGCCTTGACAGTCGTACGAACATCTTTCACTGTAAAGAGTCTATACGCATTATACAGTTCCACGACGATTTCAACTTCTGACATTTGAAGCGCTACGAGAGGCAACGCTTGTCCTGCTGTCTCGCAAAACCAGAAATGAAGAGGAATTAACAAATTTCGGCCGCGTATAGATGGCTCAGGATACGATACATATGAACTAATTGCGTGAGGATACTGATTTATACGATCATCAGAGTTCGCAGGGTCATACATGTCTGGAGTATTTCCTATCATCTTGTCCAATATAGCCCGCTTGTTCGCATCAAACGTCAAATTCGCATGCATTTTCATCCATTCTCCTGTGTGTCGGACGATTTCTTGACCGTTGATGAGAATAGACACGTAATTAATCATATTGTATCCCAAATTGCGGACCCATTGGAACTCATACCCAATTGCGTTAGAAGCAGAGTTCAGCGGTGGGCTAGAAAGACCCGATAGAGACACCGGAACCACGGGGGAGTAAATGTCGGGAACATCTATGCTGAGATAGCAATCGTGCAGCAGCTGGGCATATCTCTCCACTTTTGTTCGCATCTTCAATGTCCCTGTCGTTGGAAACGTGAGAACGCTCGTCTTAAAAGGTAACTGAAAGTGTTCCATCGCGAACTCGGTGTGGCGTTTATAGACAGAACGAAAGTGCGTGAACGAAGGGTTGCCTGTGACAAGCTGGTCTTGTGCCCCCTTTCCGACTAATTGTAATAATCCTCCTGGCATTCTTCTATTGTATAGAGCAGTATTTAACTGCTTGACGGAACATAACGTGTCAACCAATCCAGTTCCTTGCGATCGTTGTTTTCAGCATAAAATCCACCCGTTCCATCAAACACCTTCAGTAGCGTCTCAAAATACTCCTCATACATCAATCCGATCCGTTCTAACGAAAAGTTTTTCATTGCCCATTCCCTGCAATCGCTTCGCTTGATTCTGTCGATGTTCTTTGCAGCCCACACAAACTGTTCAATTGTGCGACACCGATACCCCGTGATTCCGTGCAAGTTGTTCTCTGCAAACCCACCCCAATCTGTAGTGATCGTAGGAGTTCCGCAAAACAAGGCCTCAATAGTGACACCTCCGAACGGCTCATTATAATGTGTGGGTGCAAACAGAGCCTTTGCGTTTTTCATAAGTTCCGACCTTTCCTTGGGCTCAACGTATCCGATCTCAACAACGTGAGGAGGAACTGGATTGCGAATAGAGGCAACAGATCCTTGACCTGCTACAATAAGCTTTACACCAAGACGTTGCGTGACGTCAATCGCAATGCCAATTCCCTTACAGTCAATGATACGGCCTACAAACAGAAAGTAATCTTCTGGAGTCTCATTGAACTCAAAATCTTCAGGGTCAAAGTAATTTGGAATAACGGCATCGTACCAATGTGGCGACCTCTCATATTTTCCGTAAATACAGTTCATGACAGCATACGATTCAAAGATTGAATTGTTCGTGAACGGATTATTCATGCATCCAATTCCAGGTTCAACCGGAATAAGCTCAGGATGAGCGTTGGCGATCGGCTGGTGAGCATATCCCCAAAAACATAGAAGGAAATCGTGCTTCTGTTTACGTAGTCCTACCTCTACAATCGCACGCTGATTGAACGTTTGATGAGCGTGGTCAGCAGTGTTGTGCTGAAAGAAATCCTTTCGCCAATTGTGCGATCCGTAAGCCTTCTCAAGATCGGCATCAAACATGACTGGAACATGTTCTGTACATTCTACCTCTGAGTCCTTATGGCCATAGTGGTAGACGGTATGTCCTCGCGCAGTCATCATCTTACACCACTTGAGTGCCTTTTGAGTGAATGCGCATGCCGAGTAATCTTTACGTGTGATTGTGTGTGGGAGTGAAAGAACGTGGAACCTCATTTGTTCTTCTAGAACTCATTGAGTCTAAGTTCATGACATATGTGCCTGCCAAGCATTCACGCGAAAAGGGGTTTCAAATCCAGCGATGGGACCCATATCCACAGGCTGCATGGGATAATGATTCGTCTTTTGTTCATACGACGACGCAGGTTCCAAATTCATTTGGGCCATAACAGCTTCCTTTTTCGGAGCGGCGGGGGATATTTTTGCAACGATAATCCATACTACAACTCCGGCAACTAAAATTGCGAGAAGTGCGGTCCACATTTATATCAAGTAGCTAAAAAACGGAATTCCTTTTCCCCTCTCTTGATAACATAAGAATGGAGGAACGAGCCCTTGACACACTCAAAATCATCTTGAAGAATCGTGGCGCAAAGGATGGAAGCGTCTATGATAAGGTTAGTGCCCCGATGAAAGATACTCACATGTTCATATACGACGGCATTCTCGTCGTCTTCAGCGACAAGACCCGTGTTTCCGAGAATGAGTTCAATAACATCATCGAGTTCTCTGAGCAGAATGATTACAAGAACGGGATTGTCATTATTACGCCAATAAAGCCGTCAGAGTCTGTATTGGCTGCTATTCGGAGACGGGCTGCAGATCTTGAGAAACCACTCGTTCTCGTATTTGAGCTTCGGCATCTTCAGTTTGATATTTCAGCACATCGTAAGGTCCCGAAGCATCGTATACTTGACAAGGACGAGGTCAACGCGGTATTGAAGGAATTTCACGCAAATTCTCCAAATCTGTTTCCGAAGATTGATTCGCAGGATCCGATGGCCCGTTGGATTGGAGCGAGACCCGGTGATGTTCTGGAAATTACTGGCCTGTGTGAGTCTTCTGGAGAAAACAGGAGGTATCGTACATGCGTTGAAAGTGCGGCAGACGCATAAATTGTCGCACTAGAATAAATGCCAAGTGTTATTGCTATGCAAGATGTTGGAGACAAGAGTGCGGTGTTAAAGGCGCTTTACCCCGCCGTAGATGCGTCTATGATTACTCAGATGAAACGCCGTGCGGCGATTGTTGGCGATCTTGTGTCGCACCCAACTGGTCGTAAGGGAACTGGAGCTGTTGTGGACGGACCGCACACCCGTGGATTTGACAATACAAGTGTTCGTATGACATACTTGAACAAGGGAGCGGGATTCAGCTTTTTCCGTGTTGTGTAATTAATTCTATGGGTCAGTAGTAAATGAAGCAGTCGCATATTCTTGCAAGCGCAGGTATAGTTTTGCTTTTATTGTTTTTCATAACTTCCACACAACAGGAAGGGCTTGATAACCCTCCTAAGACTGTATCAGGTGCCACCACTCCCGTTGCGACTGCATCCAGCCCCACGACTGCAACCACACCTGCAGTTTCATTAAACGTATCTGGAGCACCAGATTTATCAGCATACGTCCCTACATCCACACAAGCCGCGAACGCTGTGATAGACACTGCACAAAGCACATACAGTAGTTTCGGAAGTGTGATTACCAGCAGTATATCAAAGTTTGGTCTTGTTCTCGTCGTTGGAGCATCTATTGTTATCGGCGTTCTTGTTGTTTGGAGTTTGTGGAATATCTTTATTGGACGATCGGCCAGTGCAACCCCGCCCGCGTTAGCTCCAATGGTGGGTGCTCCACCTGCGCGCTGGTATTAGTGTTCTTAAACCTCTGTGAGTATCAATGGATATTCACGATCCCCGCACAATTGCGGATTTTCAAAAATTCACGTTCTCAGGTCATCTCAGGACGCACGTATACAAAGTTATAGACGAGAACATCAAACTCGGACATGCGGATTACACATGTTACTGGGTGTTAGAGTTACTTTGTTCTGGTCTCGTTCATTCCATGTGGCAAACTATGTTTGAGTCTGCCGCCAAGCATATCAATCGCGCCGCTCCAAATGTATTCCTGTATTTAGTCCAAAAATATGAACTATTCTCAACATATGAACAGCAATACTCTACATTGGCAATGACTGGAATACGCAATAATGCAGCTGTAAGAACACTTGTATCTGAGGTCGGTGCGTCTGTTGCGCTTTGCCGAAAGAATAAACTTCCACCTCTTCCGAAAATAAAACCAGAACACGATTTCCAGCACTTGACGATTCAAGAATCTCTTAAAGCTCCCTCTGCAAATTACGCACGCCATTTAACTCTCAAAGATGATCCGCTGGAACTTTATGTCCCTCTTAACGAACTAGTGTATTGTCTTCGCCCAGAAACACGAGACTTAACGCGAGCACTGTATTGGACCGCATGGATTTTGAAGTATGCTTCGCAGATCAAATCGCAATCCAAGGTGGATTTCATATGTAATGCTCGCACGAACATGTTTGTTGATAACGCACACTGTCATAATGTTATTTGGGCATTGTGGAGTGTAGTTCTGGACGCATCAAAAGATTCGCCACAAGCTGGGTTGTTGGCTCCTTACGTTGACGCTCTTTTCAAACTTCATTGTCTGCGTTGGAATCCGGGAGTCTTAAAGAACCGTATTCCCTTCCTCATTACAGCCATGGTGTTTCTGTGTGAAAGCACGACGTTGGATATTCACGCCCGTGTTCCTTCCGACGTATCGGTCGTTCAACAACTTACGACCAATGTTCCTCAATGGATTTCTGCAATTTTACAAACAAAAAAGACGTTTTCGTAGCAAAACGGATTTTAGTAGTTCATAGAGGAAGCTACTACTCTAAAATGAAGGTTCTTGTATTTGACACAGAGACTACCGGTCTTCCAAAGGCACGGACAAAGGCAGTTCAACAGAAGGATATTTGGCCACATATCGCATCAATTTCATGGCTTGTATTGGACAGTGATACGAATGAGAATATCACGCAAAAGTCGTATATCATAAAGCCAGATGGATGGGAAATTCCTACCGAGACTACGATGATTCATGGAATTAGCACGGAGTTCGCACTTCAGAATGGCGTTCCTTTGAAACACGCACTTGATGACTTTCTGTCAACTCCGCACGATATGATTGTGGCGCACAATTTGGACTTTGATGAGAATGTGGTTGTTAATGCTGTGAAATGGGATTTGGGAGAATCAAATTACACAGGATTCGTGAAGCCAAGGTATTGTACGATGCAGCTCAGTGCCGATATGTGTAGACTTCCATCCAAGTTTGGATGGGGATACAAGCCTCCAAAGCTAAGCGAGTTGTATGAGAACGTGTTCCGCGAGAAACCAATCCTTGCCCAACTTCATGGGTCCATGTATGACGCTAAAATCCTCGCCGATATACTGAGAGCAAGTCCAGTTCTACGGGCAAAGATTGGTTTAAGAGTAGCGCCCCAAGTAAATAATAATGAGAATTCTGCGAACGTCAGCAAAGTTCTGTACCTCTAAATCTAAACGTATTACGCGAGTATGGGGAAACGACGGATGGTGTTATATTCCTGAACTGTCTATTCGGCAACGTTTTTCCACTACGAATACTGATGGAGTATTTGAATTGAAGAGTGAAACTTGGGATGGAATTATGCCGATTCCGGAGCACTTTGAGATGCTGGAATACTCTGTTCTTTCTGAGAAACCTCTAGTTTGGCAAGAGAAGGGGTCGTGGGGGTGCGAAGAATACGAAGAGACCAAGGGCCGCAAGAACATCCACCCTGATTCACTTCCTCCACGACTGCAGAAACAACAATCTGCTTAACATCTTCAGGAGTCACGGGCTTGTCGGACTCAAGAACATCAAGCGCAATACGCTTTGCAACCTTTTCGCCTTCCTCAATTTCACTTTGGAACTTCCTCTTCGTCATTTGAATTTTCTGAATATTTTAATGCGTAAGAACCATCGCAACGAAAACAAATGAATCAGTAAAGATGATTTTTCTTGACGTTCTTTATATCTCGCTATCCACGATTGGAATCATGGCTCTTTTACAGCTCATAACATTCGCAGCCGTTCGTCTTCTGTATCCTCCAGAGCCGCAGGTGATTTACCGCAATGTGCCTGTTCCACAAGCACCTATGGCTCCAGCGCCCTTGCCACCTCCTCAAGCACCTGTTGGATCTACTCCTCTCTTCCCGACGATAGATTTACCGCCAGCTTTCACACAGCCGACGCAAGAAGTACAACTGCCAGAATATGAACCACGTATCTCAACGACTACACCATCAGCACGGATGGACACCGGCCTTCCGAACGGTATTCAAGAAGGAAATGCCCGAGCGTGATTTGATGTCTGTACCCCAGACCACCGGCCGTTCCGGATGGATCGTATTTACATATGAAAACAATACTCCTGTGTGCATGTGGATCACATCACAGGAGTGTTTGAAGATTCCTTGCTGTGCAGACGAGCGTATTTGCAACGACACGTTTTTGCGTGTTGAAAAAACTGGACCTATGGAATTCGTTGTGGCGGATATTTGGATGTACAATTCCAATTGTGTGTTTGCGTGCTCATCGTTTCAACAGCGATACGATTGGTTGAAAGTGTGGCTGAAGACGTTTGTTGCACATATTCCTGGAACAGCCAAACTCGTTCACAAGTCGGAACTGACAAACGAAAAGATTCGTGGATTTGAACTTTATACAGACGACATTGGAGGCAAGGGGTACTACAAAGACAATGATGGGGTTGTAAAGGTGAATGTGAAACGAATGCCCTTGCCAGATTGTTATGAAGTAGATGGAGGAGGGTATTTGCGTGTTCCAGATTTGAAGACGTCGGAGTATTTGAGAACTTTTGGCAATGAATTCTCCATTTCGTGCACGAAAGAAGAGGACGGATCATGGTCAGTGAAAAAGGTCTAAATAGTTCACCCGTATCGAAATGTAAGAGTCATGCGCATTTATTTGGTTCGGCACGGGCGCGCATATCACAACGAGGGGTTTGAGAAGGTTGGCCCTAGCGCATATCGTGACATCATATATCGCGACTCAAGACTCACGGATATTGGACATCGCCAAACAATTGGGAAAGCATGGAACATTTCTGTTCAGCGTGTGTATTGCTCACCACTTCATCGGTGTATCCAAACTGCACGAAATATGTTCGGATATCTGCGTCGTCTGTATCTGGAAGATGGACTTATGGAAACGAAGGGCCCTCAACCTTGCAACTTACGTCTCGGTCTGGACGAACTGAGTGCCCGATTCAACAATATCATTACGACAGGAGTATCAACTACAGACCCAGTTCTTGATTCTGAGGTTGAGAGTGCAGAGACACTCAAAAAGCGAGTAAACGAATGTTTCAAGTCTATTTGTGAGGATGCTAGAAGCGCAGGACTTACTAGTATTGCCGTTGTGACGCATCACGATTGGTTAGAGGCACTTACCGAAAAGAGTTTCAAGAATGCAGAAATCATGAAACTGGACCAGTGAAAAAGTAGTAGATTGATGATTTTTTTGTTTTTGTTTACTTATCGAGAGAAGGACCGAGACTCTCTGTCTTCTTTGGACGATGACGGTAATGAAGACGGACGTGATTTGCATACTCCAGAATGTCGATGTCGTTTACATTCAACTCGTCGCCCAATAGCATTTGCGAGTGATTCTTGAACTCAAAGTGCTCAGGATCCAATCCAAGTTCAGCAAGGAGACACTGGCGAAAGTCCGAGTGGTTCCAGATATCAAACATTAACACGAGGCGGGTCGTCATCAGAATATCTCCAAATATAGACCCCGGAGGGTTCTTCAGACATACGTCAACCAACCTCGCACGAGAGTATCCTTTAAGGAAGAAATACGAGTTAAATGTGAATGCTTCCGTAGAATTGGAATACTTCAAATCATCCAACATCCGCTGAGAGTTTGGACGTATTTTGTTTGCGTAGAAGTTCACGACGTAGGGAAGAACAACAACCATTGCGTCCTTTCGCGTCTGTAGATGGATCTTGCGACGATCCTCCTTGAGTTCCTTCATCTGTTTGGTAGTGAATAGTGGCGAAGACATGTTGAATTGATGAGACCCGTTTCATCCTGCTTAAGAATTCGTTTTCGACGATTTCGTTAAAAATCTTTGTCAAGAGTAAATGCCTCATAAGAAATCACGCAAGGTGCGTCGTGGCAAGAAGACTGGTCGTAAAACTATGAAAGGAAAGAGGGGCGGATATTACGGACTCAGCGGTGGCCCACCGATTGCTCCTGGTGCACAGGCCGTGAATACTGGAACCGAGGTTCCTCGTTTGGCCGGAGGCAAACGTTCTCTCTCGCGCAGGTCCCGCTCTCGTGGTCGCAAGATGCGTGGCGGTAGCGTTATTACACCAGTTCGGTCTGCCGGATTTGACGGAACTGGTGAGAATGGTATGGCGAATTACAAGCCCGTGACCGAGGCTGGATTCAATGGTGTCCTCAAAACTGCATAAAGTCGAAAACGGATTTCATATATCCAATACCGTCATGGCATCTGACATATAAAATGGAGTTCCTCATCAATCACACGCACAAGCATATTCGCTGTGTTTCTCACATTGACGACGATAGGTTTGAAGATACAATAAAAGAATGGGGATGGACAACTTCCGATTCTTACGATTTTCTGGATTTGGTTACTGATGGCACAGATGCGTTTGATAAGATTCTTGATTGGATTGAGAATGACAAGTATTCTATTTCCGAGGAGGACCGACATGTGTTCGTATACGATTACGAGGATATTGCAGATCAGTATGACGAGATAATGGCGTCACAGGATGGTTATAGCTATGACCGAGGCCTTGTTGCGTGGGACAATCCAGTCGCAAGCTTTGATTGGTGAAAAATAGAACGTTGTGTTCTGTGCATTCCGTCAGCAATCACGTAAGGATGATATACTGGATCGTTTGTTGAGATGTAAGGTCCTCCAACGGCGTTCACAATTTGATTCCATTGATAAAACCGAGTTCGTAATTCCTTAAACCGAAAATACTCTACCCATCTGCGAATTGTTCTTTGAAACCCAATTAACGAAATAATATCTGTATATTTTTTCGTTAGTATGATGGACATAAATAGCAGAACGGGGCTTAAATACATATCAAAGAGAACTGCAAATTTAGGGTTTGCGTATTCATCACGTAAACGAATGAACTCTTCGGCGTCCTTGAAATATTCGGACGCATTTTGAATGAAATACTTAATCAGACTTGGGGTTGACAACATTTACTAGACCCTCTGATGTAATTTCTCGGACTTCAAACGTCTTGCTGTCCATATACGACCACCGAAGAAGCTTGCGAGTTGACGTAATAGAATCCATACCAGTTACTTCCTCCTCTGACTCAAACTCGGTGATTTCCAGAAGACGTGCAGGAGTGAGGACTTCATCTGGCATAACAACATTTTCCACCATTTCAGTCACGTCATCTTCATCATCATTGTCCCAAATTGCAGAAATGTAAACCCAAGGATGCGCGGGAGCGGGAAGCTCAACAATCAATGTCTTACGAGGAGCATCTTCCTGAAAAAAGAAGCGAAGGCAACCACGACGACAAGCGAACATACGAGTGTAAATATCATAAAGAACTAGCGGGATCATTTTTATTTTAGAATGGCGTCATCGTTGAAAACGGGTAGTCAACTTCACCAGACAGAGTGGCGGCTTCACTTCCACCCCGTTCTTCCAATTCAGAGGGCATATCCGTGAACGATTCACTCTTTTTTGATCCGAGTGAAACCTTCTTTACACGCTTTACTGGCGCTTTCTTGTTATGCATTCCGTCAACGAAATGTTCCTTTGCAGCGAGCAGAACCATCCGGTCCAAATCAAGACCTAGTGCGATAGACGTCGCCAATGCGGTGACTATGAAAGGCGTCACGATGATCGCCCACGAGACAATTCCGAGATTCACGCCACACAGTGCATCTAACACCACGACTCCAAAGATTCCTGCTGCGAGTTTGAATCCAGCAAGAACAAACATTCCGAGTGAAAGATCCAGGGCGATTTGGATCGTGATGAACAACAAATATAAGAGGGCTGGGGGGCAAAGAGAATCTATGAAACGCATCTTCACAGTATTTACACTCGAACAATAAAATATGGCAGACCCTATTATGCTCGTTTGTTCTATCGCTGGATG